CACCATGGAAATAGTCTAAAGCGGCTTTTAATACTTCATTTTTTGTGTAAGTTTTTTGTATTGTGTCCAACATCGATTGTTAATTTATTTAGCTCATTATTATTCTGTAACGGATGCCAATTTTCTTGCCTTATAAACTGCGGCTGCCCGTTGTGCGGGGGTCATTGGGGTGTCGGTCATACCCTCAATTATTCCCTCAGTTATTCTCTCAGTTATTCCCTCAGTCTGTTGTTCTTCTGGTTCTTTGGGTGGCGTTATATCACTATTATCATTCATTATTTCTCGTTCAACTTCTCTTTTTCTTGCAATGAACGACTGGTAAACATCTATTCTATGTTGTTCTTGTTGTTCAGCCCTTTCTTCTTTGTGCCCTAGAAGTGTGTTCTGAGTGTCGGTGTTGATCTCCAGTAGTTCATTATTAAATAGACAATTTTGGAAAACTATTCCATCTTTTCCTATGCGAGATTTGAGTAATGTGACGGTTGCTAGATTGTTTTCTTTTTGTTCGAGAGTTTTACCTATCGAAATCACGACATGACCAATTTGAGCCTTCTTAATCGAGCCACCCATTTGGTTTGTGGTAACCACTTCGGTCACAATACTATCACGATTTCCCTGGGTTGCTGTCCATACGGCAATATTGAATTCATCAGTCATTCCCTCTAGACTTCTCATGATCGCCCCCTCACCTTTCCATTCTTCACCCGTCATGGTAGATTCTCCAGAAATACAATCAATATAATCGATAACTAAGAGATCAATTTTGAGTCCCTCAGACGCGAGTTTTCTGATTTTATTCTTAATCTCACTAATTGAAAGATCTCCTGATGGGTATTTGGCTAGTTTAAGAAAATTCTTATTTTTCCCAACCTTTTCCTGAATAAAATCATTGATAAACTTTTTCTGTTTGGGTTGGTCGTCGGGAGCAACACCTGTCCATATGGCATAGTGTTTTCTACGAATGTCGTGTAAATTATCCTCGAAAAATATGTGTAATACATTCGCCCCGGCAACATATGCCGCATTTGCCATCATTGTCAACCAAGTTGTTTTTCCAATTCCTGTCGGTGCCAACAATAATGCCATTTCACCCTTCGCAATTCCACCTTTAAGAAGATTATCAATTCCAGCGATTCCAGTTGGGAATGGTATCCTAGAATCATCCTCTAGAGATTCTAAAACATTGTCCCCAATATCCTGTATATCGTCGGAGGTAACCCCCACTTGTAACGCCAATTGGATCTTTCCCTCGATTTTGTCATATTCCTCAAAGTCACCATTGGCCATGATGTCTTCAGAATCTTTTAGAGCTTTCTTTAAAACCTGTTGTCTACAAAAATTTAAAGATGTTTTCTTCACATATCTACCTTCATCTTCAATTTCCTTATCCTTGATAGCTGTTAAGGTATCAATATGGATTTTACATGTCGTCTCGGAATTTTCAGCTAAAATTTTCTGAGTTAACGTTTCATAGTTGGGGATGATGCCTAAAGTCTCGTAGAGCTCTTTAATATTCTGCATCAGATATTTGAAGTAAGGACCGTCAAAGTACTTACTATCGATAACATCTATAATAGTAACCGCGAATTTTTTGTCCTCGATTATGGCCTTGAGTAGGGACTGTTGAAAGGTCGTCCCAAGATAACCAAAATTTTTCTCATTCATATTTTTTCCACTCCTATTTTAACTCATATTGTAAGTAAGTTTTATTCAATTCTGTTGATGACAGGACGTTAGTTAAGTCACCTAGAATCTTTCTTACTTTTGGCCGAATATCCACCGCATATCTCGCTTTTGGATGATAGACATGAGCGGGGAATTGTCTGGAAATAAATACCTTCTCACCCAATTTTATTTTCAATAAAAAGTACTCTTCTTTTAGGTTTGATCGTTCCTCTTCACGCTGAGAATCGGAGATAAATTCCATGTTATTACCCATGTAATCCAATGTTTTCATTTTTAAATCACCAGCGATCTCTTCACAAATTTCTGTAATTATTTCGTAAAGATCCAAAGAATTTTTAGCTTCGGGATTATAATGACTCACATTGAAAAATCTTTGAATTACGATGTTCTTCTCAAGAGTTAAAATAAACTCAAATTTTGTTATGTCCTGATTTTGCATAGTCTTATTTTTTTAGAAATTTTAATTGTTTTTTCTTGTTCTTTTCTTTTCTCGTTAATTTTAAAAAGGGATTAAGAAACTTAATCCACGCATCATCCGATTTGGGTAAAACGTTAAACAATCCGTCTTCCATCATCATCTTCATTGTGTTTTTATATGACCTTCCTTCGGGGTCTAAATTCTCGTTAATAATCTCATGGATGCCCTCTTTCGCCTCTTCGGTTAAAAACGGGTCATCTAAACTTACAATCGTGTTATTGATATCGAAAAACTCATCACCAAAAACACCATACTTAGTAACCCCCGTAATTAGATTTTTTACGATCTTGCTGTCTTTATCCTGTTCAAACAGGAAATTTGTTTTGTATCGTATGTAATCTAAAGTAAGAGGTTGGGTCGTAATTTCGGGGAACAAAACTTTCAGGGTTTTAATACCCATCCCTTTGATTCCCGCAATATCATCGGAATAATCCCCACATAACATTTTAACCAAAGCGATGTTTTCAATTAACACCTCTTCTTTGTTATAGACGAAGACATCTTTTGGTCCGTATAATTTCCTATGTTGGGGATTATATAGTTGTACCTTATCATCGACGAGTTGTGCTAAATCACCGTCTGAAGAATACACTATCTTTTTCTCATCTGGGGTATTTTGGCAGTAGTAAGCTATAGCATCATCTGCTTCACAACCATAAAACTCACACTGTCTAACATATACCTCTTCCAAATACTGTTTAATTCTACCGCGTTGGTATTCGTATGATTCGACCTCATATTCTGTTTTGACTCTGCCCTTGGTCTTCCTAGACTCTTTATAGTGACTGTATATTTTCTTCCGGGCTTGAGCTCCATCCTCGCCATCCCAAAAGACTACGATTTTATCTAAATGATGATTCTCGAATGATAATCGAAGGGTATTGAGGAAATGGAATATTCCCCCAATATGTTCTCCCTTGTAAAAGTAATTTTTGACTCCGTAAAATCCAATTGTTAACAGGTTGTCCCCGTCAACTAATAAAACAGGCATTTTTTCTCATTTATGGGTTAGTACTCTAACTTCCTATCTCTAATCTCCTGACTCCATCACAATTTTCACATCACCATCTAGGTTGACACCCAGACGATCAGTAATATAAGTTGCGGCGGATTTTTTGTACTCTTCGATAGATGCCTTTTCGGATGCAGGATCTCTACCTTTCATAAATCCGTGTGCCGTCACCAAAATCTTTCCGTCCTCATAACCCAAACCATTGACGTGGTTTTTCATTACACTAACTTTAGTTCTGGTGGCGATTTTAACTTTTCTACTGTCCTTTGTAATTGATATCTTAGTGATACCAGCATTTTTCTGATTTCCAAATAAGAAGACCATGGTTGAATTGAGCCATACAGCCTCTCCACCCTTAGCTTTAATCTTTGGTTGACCAAATGGATTGTCTGGTAATTCAACCCATGGTTGGTTAGCTATGACTAACGTATTGGTGAATTTCTTGTCCATTCTCCTTGAACCTGAAATCCTCTGGTTTAACCCCATCCCAATTTTGTCGGCTAACGTGGATGCGTTGTGCTGTTTTCCACCTTTACCTTCAAATGTCATTTTACATGGAACAGACCCCACCGAATCCCATAGAAAACACAAATCATAATCCAGTTCTCCTTTATCTTGAGCATCCAGTAAAGAGTTTGCATAATCTGTAATTTGTTCGATATAATCAAAGTGATTGTTGAAAAGGAAAAAACCATCCCATAACGAACCACCTTCTTTATCTGTTACTTTTTCACATTCAAACCCCATAAGTTGAGCATGTTCGAATGTCCATTTTTGTTCTGTAATTAAGAACACGGGTAGAATCCCCTTTTTCTGTGCGTCGATAGCGGTATTGATTAACGCTGTCGTCTTTCCGGTGTCTGAATGACCAAGAAACATATTTAAATGTCCCATTGCTGGCCCAGGTACACCACAAGCATCTAAAAACGCATCCCCACAGTCGTAAAAACGGTCGGGTTTGAATGATGCTTCTTGTGAAAATTTTGATTTGATTGCCGAAAAATCTTTTTTCTTGATGGCCATATATATTTTTGTTAACTACTCATTTATTAAACTACCGATATTCATCCGATTAAAGACGAATATCGGTAGATTTGGTACTAAAATGGTAAATCCTCGTCACTATCATCACCATCCTGTGGGTCTACCACTGATTCGGTTGGTGTTTTCGCGGCCACGGGGGCAGATTGGGTTTTAACCTCTTCAACTGGTGCTGATGGTGTTGCCACCTCAGTTGGTGTTGAAACTGTTGGTTCAGCAATTGTTTCCTCAGCTGCGGTTGAGGATACAAACTTTTTCAGTTCGTTATCCCATTTTGGAGTTTCTCCATTGGCAACCATTTCAAGATAATCCTCACCTTTCTTCGCATAAACGTCAGACCACACTAATTCATCGTTTATCCATGATTCGGCAGTTGCCTTATCAGCATGTAACGGTGAAGGGTCTTCCTGAATAATTGATGTGATTGTTGTGTATTCTTTTCCGTTATTGGCTTTAGCCAACGTTAACGTAAGGTTAAGATCCCTACCCGCTTCAGGGTCGGTTACATCACCTTTACTACGGAAAATAGGCCAGATTTTGTCAAGAATACCTTCCTGCTTGGAGTTGTGTTTGAATCTCCAAAATTTTGGTCCGTCGGCTTCGTGATCTCTGTCAATGACCTTCACGATGTAGAATTTACGAGCTCGGTATGACCTTGCTAGTATGTTGTCTTCTTCTCTCCCTGTGGCTTCAAGACTTTCTTTAACCTCATTTAATGGAGAGCGTTTACCCTCTTGTTTTGGATCCCATAATTTGGTCCAACGACCATCCACCTGAATTTCGTGGAAATAGACTTCGACAAATGGACTTCCACCATCTGGTGTTGGAAGGATACGAACTCTTTTTTCACCTGATGATACCCCATTTGGTAAGATCGTGGTGAAATACTTTTTCATCCTTTCTTCTTGATTCTGAAATTTACCGCCGCCACCGGCGTTCTTGTTCTTCTCGTACTGTGCTTGTACTGCTTCGAATGTTCCCATTGTTTAAAATTTTTAATTGTTTATAAAACGTATTTATTGTGTGATAAAATATAAATAAAAAAAGCGTGATAACAAAATCACACTTCAATTATTTTCTATAATATGTAAAAATATATGTTTTCCATCTCGTGTTTGGGCCCCGCCCTATTGTTACTGTTGCCGTATACGGCTAATTGTACTATATTAATAATTGTTGTCCACTGCGGGATTAAATGACTTCATCATATCATATTTCCCGTAATTCTCCACATCACCCTTTGTCAATACATACTCATTTTTACCTGACTTCTTCATTTCGTCTTGTTTTTCATGGAAAAACTCGTCAGGCTTCTTATTAAAAGGATATGAGTCTAATGACCTCATTTCAAGTTTTTCGACAGGTGTTGGTGGTTTAGCGTCTTGTATTTGAGCTCCTAATTGGTCGATCTTCGCCAGAACACTATCCATTTCACCCAATTTACCTTCTAACTCACCCAATTTTGAAAATATATCATCCATTTTCTGAAGTTCTTGGGGGGAATCACCTTGAGGTTCATCCATTTGTTTTTTAACATCTTTTACCATGTTAACCAAATCGGTGATATCAATTTCTTCAGTTGTATCATCCGCCGCCGGGTCTACCTCTGCCGTTGGTGCGTCTAGAGACGTATCATCAACTGGTAAATCTTCACCTCCACCTGGAAGTGGTGGTAATGCGTTTGGATCTTCAATCGGAGGAGCTGCGTTTGGATCTTCTGCCGCTGGTGGCGGTGCAGGTGCTGCCTGTTCAGTGATAAATTTTTCTGAATATTTATTTATCTCTCGGAACCTCCCAAGTCCCATGTCGGTGTTTTTCGTTTCCATAATTAATCCTGTAATAATTGTCTACCGTCTTCGATAACGTATTTTTTATTGATTCGTTCAACTAACCCGTCTTTTGATCTAATGACATAACATTCGCCAGTCTCCCGGTCACATACAGTTTGTTCTTTTCCATCTTCTGAAACTTCCTTTACAATAGTATTGTCCAGAAAAGCATCTAATACTTTACTTGTGTCTTCCATTGAGTGTATTTTAATATAAATATCAAGAAATTTGTTAATTTCACTATGTCATTCTGAAATACACAACTTGTCCATCTTTTACCCCTAATCTGTCCATTAAAATACTGGATAATCCAAGACCATACCCACTAAGTGCTGGACCTACGTTGATTGGACCCGTATATACGTTACCAGTAAAATTACTTCTATTTTCTATAATAACAATTTCCCTATTCCTATTATCACCAAGGAATGGGTTTAAAAATTCCGTTACACTATAATCATGATGAATAGCGTCTGGTGTTACATTAATATGTGGTGGTGGTGCGTTCATTATAAAATTAGCCGAATAAAATGGATCCGTATGTGACCGATCTTTAACGTCAGCCCATGTTACAGTTTTAACGTTTCCACCTGTCCCATATGTTAGATTTGATATGATATTCATAACGGAATTATCAGAAATCGGATAATTCGGACCACCCATTCTGAGTACCACCGCACGTAACCACTCTTTATCGTTACCCTGTCTGTATTGTGATCCTTTTGT